ACCCGCCGATAACTCAATCGCAGATACAAATTCTGGGTGTTTGTATGACGACCCATCCGTGCTAACCGCGCCTGTAACGGTATTGTATGCAACCCAGCTGCACTCAGAACTCGAAAATGCCCAACCTAAACCGATGGTTTCGCACGCATCAAGCGGCTCGAATCGGGCTCTAATTACTACTGACTCACCAACAGACCAGCCCTGTGTTTCGTTGTACAATGCTAATCGCGCGTCAGACACAACTCCTGTAAATTCTAACGGGGTCATACCAAACGATGGCGTAGATGCGATTAAATTTGAATTTTTCACCCATTCGTTCGACGATATGTCTTCGGATGACGTAATTATATTTGCAGACCCCTGCTCAAGCAGAATCCCCCGATATCTACCCGTGCGCTGACAGTAATCTTTGCGCAGTTCATTCTCGCCCGCCGTTTGCAGCACACCATCTTTATCCCAGTAAGTGCGGCCAGCGGGACCCGTAAACGTCATCAACGGTGCGACTTTTTCGTTGCTCATAGCATCCTCATGCGGCAATCAGTTTCGACGCGCGTAGCGACAGTTCGACGTATCGCGTCGCGGCCGGTAGTGTTTGAGAAACAGTGAGAAGCCCATCAAATCCGGTCGGGACTTCGTCTGATGGAAATTGACCAACGGTCTGACCAAGACCGTCGAGGCAGGTCAGCAATACATAGGCGTGCCCAGCAATCACTTCGGTCTGAACACTCACCGAAAATTCACCGGACCCTGCTGCGACCGTGTACGCCTTCGTGATCGACCAGGCGCCGGGGGCGGGGCCTGCGCCGTCGTGGCCATAACTCAGTGCACTGCCGTAGCTGCTGTTGGGGTTGACGCGACTGGAGTAGTACGTGCGCACAACGGGAGAGCCGTCGAGATTCCATCCGTCGGGCGCGCCAACATAACCCGCGGTGCCGGTTTCGAAGCCCGACGTAGCCTCCAGCCGGAGGGCGTCGAGGCGGGCACCGATCTGGGTCAGCTGACCAGCCTGGACCTGGGTTCGGTCATCTACGGTTTCCAGCTCACCTGTCAGCGCATCGACCGCATCGATGGTTGCCTGGCGCTGTGTGTCGGCATTGTCCGCACGGCCCTTGAGCGCAGTTACGTCTGCCACATTGGCCGCCAGCCCAGTCGCTAGCGTTTCGACCTCGGACTGGATCTGCTGGGTTGCCTGCGTATTGGCATTCACGCCCTGTTCGGCGATCGACAGGTCGTTACGCAGGGCGACCAGGTCTTCAGACTGGGAAACCAACCCCTGTTCGGTCTGTGCCACCCGAGTCGTCGTCCGTGTTATCGCGTCGGCACTCATCTGCGTGCGGGTCGCCAGCGACGGACGCTCGCCCGGAGGCAGGATCAGGTTGATCTCGCGCTCTTCGTTGAACTCGGAACGCAGCGACAGCAGGTCTTGCGCCTGCCCCTCGATGCCCTGTTCCGTCTGGGCTACGCGGGCGTTCGTGTCCTGTATCGCGCCAGCGTTGGCGGCCACGCCCCCAGCGGCATCTTCGAGGCCAACTTCAATCGCATTAAGACGGTTGCCGTGTGCAGCCTGCGTCTGGCCGATCGACTCGACTTCGACATTCGTTTCGGCCAACGCCTGGGCGTTCGAGCTCGCCTTGTCGTCCGCAGTATCGATGTCAGCGCGCAGCTGGGCTCGGTCATTCGCTGCCGCAGCAAGCCCCTGCTCATTCTGCTCCGACCGCGTCGTGACGGCCGTCAGCGCCTGGCTGTTTGCCTCGCTCTGACTTTCGACGCCCGCGACGCGCGACTCGAACGCCGACACGTCTTCCGTGATCGCGACGATCTGCCCCTCAGCGGTCTCGACCCGGGCGCGCACGGCGCCCAGCGCTTCCGCGGTTGCCGGTGGGGCCTGGAAGTTGACGGCGAAAAACCCGCGGTTGAGGCTGTAGTTTCGACCCATGCGGTTCGCACCGCTGGACGCCCCGCCCATGCGAAGCCGCACCGAAACGGCATCCGCGTGAATCGTGTAACCCTCGACCTTCGCTGGCGCATAGTCGATCGCGCCGACGTTGGAGGTCGTTTTGTTCGACAGCACACCTCCATCTGCACCCAGGCCCTCGATCACGAAATCGATTCGAGACCCGTCCGGGCGACTAAAATCTCCGTATGCCGATACAGTGTCGCCGGGCGCGAGTTCGGCGCTTGTCATGTCGATCGTGATCGACTTGTTGAGCAATTCGTCGTCAGCATCGAGCCCGAGCAAGTTCTCGGTGCCGGTGTCCTTTAGCTGCTGCACCGTGGCCCGTAGCGCGGTCAGATCGGACGATGTGGTCGATAGCGTATCGCCCTGCTGCTCAACCGTGACGCCCATCGCTGCGAGCGCGCTGCCCTGAGCCTGCTGCTCGGTTTTGACATCGGCCAGCTCACCCTCGAGAGCAGTTACATCCTCTGCGGTGGCGGACTGACTCTGCTCGGTGGCCGCAACGCGCACATCCAGCGCCTGGTTGGCTGCCGCGTTGCCGGCAACACCCTGCTCGGCGTCGTCGAGCCGCGCCTTGACGTCGGATATTTCCCCCGCGTTGGCTGTAGTGCCGGCTTCCGTTGTCTCGACACGACCCGTTAGGAGGCTGCGCGCCTGGACCTCTGCATCGATAGCATCGTTCGCGTCCGTCAAGCCGAGCTCGACAGCGTTCAGACGATCGCCGGTCGCAATCAGCCCCTGTTCGGTCTGCGCAATGCGTGTAGTCGCCGATTCAAGCGCGGACGCGGTGGCCCGTTGCGCGTCATCCACACCCGCAAGATCCGACCGGACCTCGCCGATGTCGGCGGCGTTGGTGGCAACGCCCTCTTCCGTGATCGTGACCCGTGCGTCCGTCGCTTCCCGCGCCTGTGACTCGGCGGCCAAATTTTCATCGGCAAGTGCTAGCCCCGCCCGCACCAGCTCGACATCCGTCGCAATCGCCTCGTCGCGGGACTCGCTGGCCGTCTGATTGGCGACAATCAGCGCATTGATACTGTTCGCGTCGAAACCCACAACGGGCTGCCACGCGCCGGAGACTCGGCGCTTGAGGGTCGGCTTAGTCCCGGTCTGATCAATCCAGTAGGCGCCTGCGGGCGGGTTGCTGGGTATATCCGCAACGCTCCAATAGACCGGATCACTCGAACCGCCCCGAGCGAACAGAACAGTCAGTATCCGAGCGACACGTGCGTCCTCGCTGATGCGCACGTCGGTCTCGACCTGTACGGATGCCTCGATCGCAGTGTCGGCCGCGATTCGATCTTGGGCTTCCTGCGACAGGTCTGTGGTGAGCCCCTCGATCTGCTGCTGCCGGGCGACGACCTCGTCGTCGAGCCGCCCGCTGGTGGCGTCGATATACCCCTGCAGGGCGCCCGCGCGGTCTTCCAGCGCGTCGCGGATAGCTTGGCCCTCGTCCGCACTGGCCTGGGCCTGATCTTCAAGTTGATCCTGCGTCTGACGAATCGAAGCATCCGTATCGGCACGGAGCCGGTCAACGCTCGAATCAATTTGTCTGGCCCGCGCCATGAGCTGCGTGCGCGGCGACCCCAGCTCGCCGGGGGCCATAACAAGATCAACCACATCCAAGCTAGTGCGCAGTTCGTCAGCGTAGGCACGTGCGGATTCGATGCCGGCTTTAGCCTCATCTCTTGCGCTTTTCACGCGCTCGGCAACGGAACCCGGCGTGGTGTCCGGCGCACTGATCAGCTCGATCTCGCTCGACAGTTCGCTGGTAAGCAGGTCGAGGCTTACGCGACCCTCAAGGGCATCTTCGAGAGCATCCGAGCGCTGCAAGGTTGTGCCGGCAACCGCCTCCAGCGGATACATGGCGCTGACCTGGCCCAGCGTGTTGCGGGTGCGGATCTGGTAGTAGCGCGTCTCGCCGGTGCCGAGATGGAAATGGGTATAGGCGCGGCCCGGCGTCTCATCCAGATAGAGCTGATCGGAGAGGTCGGACTGGGTCGCGCAGTAGATTTCGGTGACCGCGTGGCCGACGTAGTCCTCGAAGTCGAAGGTCAGCGCCATGCTGAACAGCTCGCCGGTGACGCTGAGGTTGCTCGGCACGGACGGTGCCTGGACGGCGGCCTCGAGATCGTCAGTGATGCTGGTCGAGATCGTGGGCGCGGAATCGAACGGGCGGGCGCGATTGCCCTGCGCGTCGAATGCCACTACGCGCACCTCGACCGCCTCGACATCGGGCAGGCTCAGCGCATAGGAGATCGCGCCGGCGGAGACGGTCTGGAGCAACTGCCAGTCGTCGTCCTCTTCGTAGCGCACATGCACGTCGGCGCCGGCATAGCTGCCGTTGATGGGCGCGATCCAGGACAGACCCAGCAGCGGCAACGGGGTGTTGCCGACATAGCGAACGCTCATCGCCGCGCGCAGGTCGCGCACGTGTGAGATGTAGGGGCGAACCGGCGTCTCCACCGGGGCGCTGCTGCCGACCGTGTCGTCGTAGATGCGCTCGTCGTACTCGATCGCCGTGATCTGGTGGTCGAGGTCGTCGTTGCGCGTCATCTTGGTGATGCGGAACAGCTTGCGGACCAGCTTCTGCGGACCCGCCAGCCACAGCGTATGCAGTGCCGGCGCCTGACTGAAGGCAGTGCTGACGGTCAGGGTGTCGGATTCGCCGGCGGTGACCGCGACGGTGCGCTCCTCGATGACATCGACATCCCACAGCTCGGCGGTGTCGCCGACATTGATGCCGTCGGCGTTCTCGACATCGACATAGAAGCCCAGCCCGTCGATGCCGTGCGCGATGATGCGTCGGTCGCCGTCGGGCGTAACCAGCCGCAGCACGCGATGTTCCGTATGGCCGTTGATATAGACCCGGTTGCCGGTCACGTCATCCACGGTGGTCGCGACGCGGCGCATCACCGGGTGCATGACCAGCAGGATGTTGGTCTCGGCGGGGTTGAGTTCGATCGCCGCGTCGAGCTTGACCTTCGTGGCCGTGCTGCCGGAGGCGATGCGACCATCAAAGGCCCAGGCCGCCATCGTCGACTGCACGAAGACCACGGAGCCGATCGTGCACAGCAGCGCGTCAACGCCCGCTGTAAAGCTGACGGTGCGCCGCAGATACTTGGTCATGTTCAGCGCCAGGCGACCCTCGCGGAGTGCCCGCTCGGCGTTCACTACGCCGATCATGCTCAGGCGGCTGGGCTTCTGCTCCTTGTCGAAGGTGACGATGTCGGGGTCGTAGACCTTGACCGTGTTCCGCTTGTAGTCGTTCTCCTCGTCGGCGAACGACACTTCGACCTCGTTGGCGCGCTCGGTGATCGGGGTCCACTTCAGGCTGAAGCTGTCCTCGTCCATGTTGGCGCTGTTGAAGGTCATGACCGGCAGCTCCGGGCGCTCGATGGCGACCGAATAGAAGCGGCCCGACTCGACGATCTGGGCGCGGCCGGCGCGGAACACATACTGCATGCTGTCCCAGAGGTTCGACTCGACGTCGAAATTCCCCCGGAAGGTCAGGTCGTTTTCGCGACAGAAGCGCGCCCACTCGATCCACCGCTCGAGATCGATGCGACCCTCGGCCATGTTGCCCATCCGACGGTGGGTCATCATGTCCCAGGTGATCCAGGCCGGGTTGTCGCTCGGCCCGACCTTCCAGGACTGGGTGTCCTCGTCGTAGTAGCGGACTTCGCGACCGAGGTTCTCGAAGGTGACGTTCGGAATGCCGGACAGTTGCCCGGAATACTTCACCCGGGTTGCGACGAGCGCGGTGTGGATATAGGCGACGTCGTCGAGCACGATCTCGTTGATGTCGCTGATCGAGCAGTAGCCGATCTCGCCGTCGTCGGTGTCGATCGACGACGTGCGGGTGATCTTGATCTCGTAATTGCCGTGCTCCAGCACCGGCGTCGTGAACGACTTGCGCACCGGCGAGCTGGAATTGTCCTTATGGACGATCGACTCGCTGCCGTAGTGCGCGTTGTCGTTGATGTTGCGCCATTCGATACGGTGGTAGACGCGGAAAGACTTGCGCCCGCCGTTGGACTTCTTGACCGCGTAGAGGCCCGAGCCATACACGAAATCGACCCGGATGCGATCGACCGTGTCGGTCGTGACGTGGGTGACCGCCTGACGGAGCTTGAGCTCGGCAGGACGGCTGATCGGGCGAACCGTGTCCTCGAACCAATCGATCGGCGTCTGACTCTCGGTGCCCAGGCGCACCTGCGTCTGCACGTCGTTGAAGTTGTCGATCGGCTGATCGTTGATCTGGAAGTTCTCGAACCCGGCGACCTTGCCCTCGCCGGCGTTCTGCAGTAGGTGGATATACTGCGTGCCGCCCTCGTTCACCGTGTAGCAGCCGATCAGGTTGCCGGCCATGCGATAGCGGCCGTAGCACGCCCCGACGATCGAGCCCTCGCGCGAGGTTAGCTTCGCGCCATCCTCACCATAGGTCGGGCTGCTGCTCAGGTTGTTGTTGGCCGGCTCCATCGGCGTGACCGGCAACAGCGCGTTGATGAGCATGGACCCGGCCATCATGACGCCCATCGTCATGCCCATCGTCAGCGCCGAGCTGGCCGCCAGGACGCCGCCGGAGAGCGCGCCCGCAAGGGAGCCTGCCAGCGCGCCGCCGAGCGGGCCTGCGACGACCGCAAGAGCGACCATCGCCACCATGCGCAGGATGCCCTTCTTGCCCTGACCGCCGCCGGCCGGGATCGCGCAGTGGACGATGGTGTCGCCATGCCGAATCGGGCGAAGAACGAACTCCTCCTCGTCAACGAGCTTGCCGTTGTGCATGAACACGTGGCGCTCGAAGTCGACCTTGAAGGTCTCGGACAGGACGCCGCCCGCCTCGATCTGGGACAACGTGCGATCGTGCGGCTCGAACGGGTTGTTGATCTGGATTACAGAAGCCTGGCCCTTGAACAGGACCAGAGGCGCAAGCTCACCCGTCGTAGACATAGAACCCCATGATGTTGCGGTGATAGGCGGACAGGCGTTCGCGCGCGACGCATTGCGCGGTCTCAGAGGCGTGCAGGAAATAGGTGTCGTCGAGGACGTAGCCGACGTGGAGCTGCGTCACTCCGGTCGGATCGGGAAAGCGGATAACCACCGCCGAGCCAGGCGTGCGCTCCACCTTCTTCCAGCACGAGTCGAGCTGGCCGGAGATGTAGCGCGCGATCGCCTCGCGGGTGTTGGGGGTCTCGTAGATCGGCGCCGGCTTGCCGGCACGGCGAAAGCACTCGCCCACCAGGCCCCAGCAGTCGAAGAACTCAGGACCGCGACCGCCGAACTGGAATCGAGCCCCCATCAGCTCGAGGATGTCGGCGTCGGTCATCGATTTAGCAGGCTGGTGTTGATGCCCGGAAAGCCGCCGAACCGTCGGGCGTTGTTGTGCGCCCGGCAGCCGTTCTCGCCCTTCAGGGTCAGGTCGCAACTCGGCTTGCTGCCGGTGTAACCGCAGTCCGGACCCTTGTAGCGCCAACCGCAGCGGGTGCGCATCTGGCGGCGCCGCGGGAACACCTTGGTCAAGGCATTCTCCGCACCCAGCTTCCACTGGATCTCGTAGCCGCTGGAGTCGCCTTCGAGCACCTCGAAGACCTCGACCAGCTCCGGCTGATCGTCCAGGGCGTTCGCGGCGCAGATCGTGAGCGTGACCACCGAACCCACGGCGCCGCCGAGCGGGTCGACCATGCGCTGAATCGAGCTGTCGTAATCGACCACGCTCAGGGTGACCTGGTTGGACTCGCCCTTGCCCTTCGTGACGCTCAGGTCGAAGATCGCCTGACGGTAGGTCAGCCCCTGATAGACCACGTCCTCGTCGTTGAGGACGACGTGCATGACATCGACGACCTCATTCAGGTCGGGGCTATAGAGCTGAACATCCAGAAATGCCAGGAACGGCACACCGGACTCGATCCGGGCTTTCTCGACAGATTGGGCAATGGAGAAAGTCTTCATCGCCCAATTATACATCAGTCAGCGCTGACTTACTATCCCCGTCAGACCTCTTCCATCGTAAAACTCGGAAGCGCCCACCGCTGCCATTCCCCGATGCCCATGTATTGGAACTTCAGGGTGCCGATGAAGCGCACCGAATGCACGGTGCCATCCACCGGGTGTACGTACTCGAAAGCCTTGTATCCACCGTGTTCTCGGTAGAACGCCTGCAGCGTCGCCTTGTCCTCGTTGGTCAGCTTCTGATAGCCGGAGGTGAAGATCAGACGCGGCGCGCGCGTGAACTTCGGCCGGGTGATTCGATACCCGGCCTCGGTCTTCTTTTCCTTGGTCTTGTCGGTCGTGTCCTCAGTGAACGCTGAAGCGTCTTCGCCGATCGATAGGACAGGTAGCAGTGCCATTATGCGCCTCGCACGGCCTGGCGCATTCCATCACGGAACTGGCCCGGCTTGTTGATTTCGGAAAGCACGATCTCGGTGACCATCTGGCGGCCGTCGAACTGGGTCTTGCCCTGCTTGCCTGCCAGCTCGGTGCCGGACTGATTGATGACCTTGACGGTCAGATCCACGGGCATGGCGTTCTGGCCGCCGTTCATCGTCACCGGGATGGTGCGACCGTCCGGCAGCGGCACGTAGGCTTCGTTCATCGAGCCCTCGCCGTAGATCGCGACCTGCGGACTGTCGGCGATACCGCCCATCGCATACTTACGCAGCTGGGCGGGGCCGAACTCGGTCATGATGCCGCCGTTGGCGAACAGATTGGACAGGAGCGAACCCTCGCTGGGGCCGGCGAAGTTCGAGCCGTAGCCGCCCGACGAAGCGGCCGAAGAGGCTGCTGCGGTCGGGTTGCCCATCCAGGCATTGATGCCGGTGCTGATCATGTTGGTCAGCGGGCCGAGCACCGACTTCTGCATCTGGATCTTGGCCAGATCCGCCAGAATCGAGATCACCATATCCTTGACGGCGAACTTGCCGGTCTCGGCAAACTCGACGAAGGCATCACTCATGCCCTGGGCGGTGTTCGCGACCAGGCTCTGGATCTGATAGTTCGCATCCGACCAGGTGTCGACGAGATCAGGCACCGGCCCCTGTAGGTCGCGGATGAGCTGCTGCTGACGGGCGACCATGTAGGCGTCGACCGTGCGCTGATTCTCGGCCAGATCCTCGGGGGAGAGCATCTTCTGCGCGTCTGGCCCGACCAGCTCCATCGCGGCATCCCGGTCGTTCTCGAAGCTCAGCCGGGCGCGATCGGTCGGCGCCAGGAACGACTCGTTGAGCGACTCGGTGGTGCGCTTGAGCTGGGCCGAGCGGTTGACCAGGATTTCGAGCTTCTCGGCCGCGGCAGCGGCCTTCTTGCCCATCTCGTCCAGTCGCTCCGCTTCTTTCTCCAGCGCCTCATAGAGAGACAGCCCGGCATACTTCTCGCCGGCGGCCGTCATCTTCTTCAGCTCTTCCACCGTGCCGAAGGCGCCGGACTCGAGCATCGTGAGCCACTTGCCTGTCGAGCGCGTGCCGCCGTCGATGACCGCCTGGAGCTTGCCGGCCTCGACCCCCATCTTCTTGAGGCCCTCCTCACCCTTGAGGTAGGTCTCGTTCAGCTCGTTCTGCCGGGTGGCCTCCAGGATCGCGGCCTTGAGGGCTTCGAAGTCGGCTACCGAGCCCTTGAGCTTCGGGCGCAGAGATTCGATACGGGCCTCGGTCTTGGCCAGCAGGCCCGAGTCGCCGGGCGACTCGATCTGGGCGCGCAGCTCCGCAGCGGTGGTCAGCGCGGAGTCCAGCATGCCCTTGAGACCCTCCAGGGCCGCATCGGGCTTGCCACCCTTGCTGCCGGCATTGCCGGCCGCCTTGATGCCGGCAGCGATCGCCTGCTGGCTGGCCAGGGCCGCATCGCGCATTTCGTTGCTGACCTTCGTCAGCTCCGTGGCGCGCTGCTTCTGGATCTCGATGAACCGCTTGGCGGCCTCCATCGGCGTATTGCCGACCCGCTCGATGCCGCCGAGGGCCTTGGTCATCTTCTCGACGTCCGAAAGATTGACGTCGTTACCGGCCTTGATTGCCTCGATCAGCTGCTCGCCAGCCGCAATGTTCGCCTGGATCTGAATTTGCGCATCGGCGGCCAGACGCTCCCGTTCGGATGCCGACTGGAGCATGATCTCGTTGCGCGCGCGGGTGTATTCGTCATACTTACCGGCGTCATACAGCTTGCCCAGCTCCGCGATCTTGGCGGTGGCCTTTGAGTCCACCTCACGGAAGCTGTCCTCAAGCATCTTGTCGGCGTAGTCACCGGCATTGCGCAGCTCAGCGTCATATTTCGACTTCAGCGAAAGAACGATCGCCTCGTTTCGCTCGCCAATCTTGCCGCCAGCCTCATCGCGACGCCGGGCCTCGCTGTCGCGCTTGGTCTGGAGCGCCTGGACATACGGAGAGTCGGGGTTGCGCGCCATCTTGAGCTTGCGATCCAGCTCTTCGACCGCGGCAGCCGCTTCGTTGTATTCGGTGGTCAGCTCGCTCACCGAGACGCGCAGCTTGTCGATGTCGGAGGTGTCGGCAAACTCCCCGTTGGTCTCGCGAATACGCTCAACCAGGTCGGCCATCGCACGATCGTTCTTGGTCAGCACCTCGTAGAGCTGCCACGCGGCCACACCCACCAGGCCCCAGAAACCGAGGCTCGACATCAGGGCGCGGCCGAGACCCACGAACGAGTTGCCCAGCAGGCCGATGCCGGCGCGCAGGTCACCCAGGTTGCGCACGCTGGTCGCCAACAGGCCCACCGAGCCGGTGATCTGGCTAATCTGGGCCGCGGCCTGGGCGCCGGCCATGCCGGCCATGCTGGCCTTCAGCCCGATGAACATATTGGTCAGCATGCGCAGCGCAGCGATGCCGGCCACGATCTTGGCGATCGGGACGATGTAGTCCCAGTTGTCGCGGGTGAACTCGGCGAGATCGCGAATGCCTTCCAGCATTTCGCGCAGATACTGGCCCCAGCGCGCGGCGAGCTGCTGCATGGCGTTGGTGTCGAACGCCTCGATGAGGTTGCCCAGCTCCTCCTTCATCTTCTGGAAGAAGCCCTGCCCGCCCAGCTGATTCAGGAACAGCAGCCACTTCGTCTGAAGCTGGCCGACCAGGCCGTCCCAGGTGCCCATCAGGTTCTCGGCACTGCCGGCGGTCTCCAGCTCCAGCTGGACGAAGAACGCGGCGAGCGCACCCTGGGCCTCCATCGTGCCGGTCGACACCTTCTTGACGAGATCCGCCACCGAGATGCCCACGGCGCGCGCCATGACCTGAATGGAGTTCGGCACGGCCTCACCGAGCTGCTGGCGCAGCTCTTCCATCGAGATCACGCCCTTGCCGGCCATCTGCTGGATGGCGGTCGCGGCACGCTGCAGCACCTCGCCGTCGCCGCCGAAGCGCGCAACACCGTTGAGCAGCGCCTGCAGGCTGCCATTCATGGGGTCGATGCCGCCGGCCTTGAGCTTGACCAGCGAGGTGGCGATCTTGTCGATCGCGAACGGCGCGCGTTGCGCCATCTGGGTGATGAAGTCGACGCCGCGTTGGCCTTCCATCGCGCGGGCCGCGGCATTGGCCTGGGTGGACAGGCCGGACAGAAGCACGCGCATGCGCTCGATCTTGGCGTTCGCATTCACGATACCCATCACCCAGTCATAGGTGACCTGGCGAATGGTGATGAACGCCGAGCGGGCGGTGGAGATTGTGACAAACAGATCGCGCAGGTGCGCACGGGTGCCGTTGACACCCTTTTCCAGACTTTCAAGCTGCCGGCTGGTCTTGTTGACCGTAGCATTGAAGCTGGTCAGCATCTTGTCGGCGTTCCGGAGACCGACGGTGAAGTTTCGACCGTCGATCTCCAGAACAAATTCGATCCGATTATCAGCCATCTATTAGCCCGCCATGCGCTTGAGCTCGGCCAGGCCCTCCCGGTCAAGCTCGTCATCTCTGGCGGGTTCGGGGCGCTGGTCGATCTTCTTGGTGAGTGCCCCGGACAGGCTTTCGAAGCCCTCCTTGGAATTGGCGGAGATCAAGGCCCGCAACAGTCGCAGGTCGGATTCCGCTTCATGCCGGTCGATGAGCTTGAACATCATCCAGAACGTGTTGACCGGCAGGTCGAGTGTTTCGGCGCGGGATAGCCCGTAATGGGCTACCACGCGGGTAAAGATGTAGGCGAGATCGATCGTTACGGCTTGCCCGGGACCTTCGCCTTCTTGCGGGCCTTTCCCGAGCCACCTTCGCCCTGCTCCGCGACCATGTCGGCGGTCTGCTGGATGAAGGAGCTGATCGCGGCGATCTGCTCGAACGTGAGGCTTTCGACGACCTCCAGGGGCATGTCGGGCATGACGCGCGTGATGGACTCGCGAGCCTGCTCGGCCACCTGCGACTGCGTGATCTCCTTGCCCTTCATCGCGTCGGCCTGGCGGCTGACCTCGATGAATTCGGCCAGGGTCATGGCCTTGATGGCGTAGCTGACGCCCTGGAACTTGACGCTGCGCGCCGGCGGCGCCACTTCGTCGAGGTTAAGAATCTGGGGTTCGCTCATTGTTGTCTCCGTTGGGGTTGAAAGAGGCCCGGGGTCGCCCCCGGGCGGTTAAGTCAGCGCCGAGTCCGTTTACTCGGCGACAGAATCGTCGCCGACCGAGAACAGGCGGTTGCCATTCTCGGTGTCGACGTAGCCGGTGAACTCGACGTTGAACACGCGCTCGTTGTCGAGGCTGAAGGCGTAGGTGATCGCGCCGGCGGTGGCGGCCTTCCAAACGATGAAGTCTTCGCCCTTGTTGTCGGCGGCGTTGGCGATCGGGTGCAGCTGCAGCTTCTGAGCAATACCCAGAAGGCTGATGCCGATGCCCGTCGGCACGTCCACGCGCTTCTTCGTGGCGTCCACCGCATCAGTGACGAGCGTGGCGCCCGGCATGATCGCGACCAGACGGTCGAGGGTCGTTTCGGCCAGCTGCGTGCGGACCTTGACGGTGCGGCCACGGATGACCTCGTCGATTTCGGTGTCACCGAACTGATCGACGGTGATCTTCTGCGTGGTGGTCGCGACTTCCGCCTCGACGCCGCCCTTGGTCAGGCCCAGGTTGTCTTCGGCGAACGTGATCGAGCACACGCCCAGCTTCACATTCTTCGTATCAGTCGTCATAGCCATTGAGAAAGCTCCTTATTGGGGGTCAACGTAGTTGCAGTCGAAATGCAGGGAGAACTCGATCAGGCCGCTTTCGGACATCGGGAACGGCACGGGTTCGTGCACGCTCCGGATGTGGTTGATGTGAAAGCCGGCGACCGCCACGTTGCTCACAGTCAGTCCCTGCTCGACCGTTCGAGCCAACTGGAGCCCTTCGTCTTGTTTGGATTCGCGCACAACGACCGCATAGCGGCCCTTGCGGTATCCGGGCAGGTAGTGGTCGTGCTTGACGCCCACCAGCGGTTGCAGGATCAGCACACCGCGACGCACGTCGGAGAGCATGCGGTGTGCGAAAAGGTCCTCGCCCGGCTGCATGCCCGTGCGGGTCTGCAGGATCTCGGCGAGAGCGCTCACGAAGTCGCGATGGGTCAGCGCGCTCATTTGCTGCTCGCGCGCTTGATGGAGCGCGCCACGGAGCGCTTCAGGTCTTCGGCGATCTCGGGCTCGGTCTCGGTGACCGCCCGATACATGAACAGCGCGCCGGCCCGCTGACCGGCGGCGCGCTTGGCGGCCGTGCCGGGACCAGGGGTGGCATCGTTGTATTCGTCGTGGACGCGATCAGCGTAATCGCCGACCTTCTCCGAGCCATGACCGGGCCGCGAGTGGCTGCCGTCGATGTAGACGGTGTATCGGACCTTGCCGTCCTGGCCGTCCGGCGCCGACTCGATCGCGCCCTCCAGGGCGGCGGTGTCGCGCGGGGCGTAGTCTTCGGCGAGCTTCTCGATCGTCTCTGCGCCGCGCTTGAGCACGCGACGCTGGGTGGACTCGGAAAGGCTCTCGATGCCGGCCAGGGTGTGGCGCGCGCGGGCGATGGAGCCCGACTTCGCCTTCAGTCCGGCCATTTGCCGGCGTCCACTTCCAGGTGATCGAACTCACCCAGAATGTCGTAGCGAGGGAAGGTGGAGTCGATCTGGTAGAGCGCGCCTCGGAAGCCCAGCACGTCGCCATTGGTGACGACGTCCTCGGCGATCAGGAAGCGGGTGTCGATGACGATTTCTCGGGCCGCGCCGCCGGAGGCCGAACTGTCGGCTCGCACCGCGGTGCGCCGGTCCTGGGCGCGCAGGCGCACGATGGCACCCGCGACTTCGCCCACCTTGTCGAGCTCTGATTCGCCGTAGAGATTACGCTGTCCTCGACGATAGACGTCGAACGTCAGGCTCGGATATAGCATTGCCGTATTTTACCAAAAAACGGCCCGAGAATACAGTCAGTGCTGACTTATGTTTGCACCTCAAAAGCGAGCGCTTTGGTGTTCGGATGCAGCAGTGGCATGACCTTGTCGAAGCCCGGCAGGACATCGGTGCTCTCGCGCGCGAAGACCAGGCCATCGACACCCTCCTTGCCTTCGGCATGACGCAGCACGAACTGCTCGCGGCCGGAGGCCGTGAACAGCGCTTCGTTGCGAATGCCCACGAGCATCGCGCGGAAGCTGGTCGCGATATGCCGATCCGGCGCCCAGGTCTTGCCCTGTGCGTCGACATAGCCGAAGCGCAGGTAGGTCGGGTCGCCCACGATATGAAACGGCGCCTGGCTGCCGGCGCCGGGCTCGCCCAGGTAGATGCGGCGCGCGTCGTTGAGGGCGGTCAGCTTGTCGGCGGCGATCTGGCTGGTCAGCGTGGTCAGGAAGGCTGCACGCAGCTCGCGTGACAGGCTGTCCGCCTCGCCGATCAGCTCATCGGAGGTCTTGCTCGCCTGCTTGATGCCGTCGACGTAGGCCGCATAGGCCATCTCGTGCGCCTGGCTGCTGATCTCGCTGCCGAGCACCTCAGCGAGCTGGTCGACCGTCGCGCCGAACTGGGCGACGCTCTTTGGGCTGATGGCGCTGCCCGAGAAGGTCAGCTGGTAGAAGGCACCGCGCAGGCCGAAGAGGTAGGCGGCGTAGAGCGCCGACACGCGATCGCGTGCGGTATCGAAGCGTTTGATCAGGTCCATTATGCCCTCGCGATCTTGGGGGATGAATCGATGAAGCGCGCGAGGTATTCCATTGCGCGACGACACACCGGGGTGCGTGCTGGCGCGCCCTGTCGGAAGAAGCTCGAGGTCTCGCCGACGGTCTGAGAGATCATGCCGGCCTGGCGCCGGTCCTCGATCGGCTCGCCGCCGAGAATGGCGTTGGCCTCGGCCAGCTGCGCCAGGCGCAGCGCGTTGATGAAGGGTGCCGGCAGCGCGTTGAACTCGGCACGCGAAAGCGCCGACACCTGCCCCTCGAAGACATCCTCGTCCAGGCCGGGGAAGTCGGGGAATTCGGTCATGTCGGTCAGCGAGAAGGAGATGCGGTTGATGCGCAGCGCAGCCTCGACCATCGCATTGATGCGCTTGTCGTCGCTGGCCTTGTCCCAACCGCTTAGATTCGCCATACCCATGCCGGTGGCCAGGGCACGTTCGTAGGTCTGGAAGGACTGGGCGGGGATCTCGAAGGCGAGATCCCCCACCACCACATAGCGATACTGGGTGCCGACCCGTTCGCCGCCCGGTCCAACCTCGACCAAATCGACCAGAAACACGCCACGCTGGCGGTTTTCCGGTATCTGGTTGCACAAAGCCGGCACGACGATGGTGAACTCGCCGCTCACCGCTTCGATCGAGGTCCAGGCTACGACCTCGATACGATCGTCATTGACGACCCGATAGCGCGCGTCCGATGGCGGCTGCAGCTTGGCCTCGAGGACCACGCTGACCGCGCTGTTGACCGGGAATGTATCCATCGGCTTAGCCTTGAGCCTTCAGGATTTCGGTGATCAGCTCGCGAATGGAGCGGCCCTTGATGCCCATCGGGGTAGCGATCTCGCGCAGACCCTCGATGCCCTTGGCATCCGCCACTTCGGCCAGGCTGGCTTCCGTGTGCTTGGTCGGCGGCTGCTGCTCGTCTTCGGACTGCTCGCCTTCGCCTTCGCCCTCGCCCTCGCCTTCACCACTCTGGTCGATCACGACCACCGGGGCGTCCTGCGGGTCCAGATCGCCAACCGGGGTGACCGCGGCGTCTTCGGACAGCTCGCCCAGGGACTCAGCCGGCTCGGCATCGGCCAGCTCGCTGGTCGCGCGACTCACATCCGCGGCACCGGCGGTGACGATACCGAAAGCGGCGCCGGCCTGATCGCCCGCCTCGCCCTCGTCGTCGACCCAGCTCACGCGCATCACGGCGCCCAGGCGCAGGGCTTCCTGCTTGCCGACGTGGTCGACGGATACGCCGTTCTCGAACTCGACATTGCCGAAGGGGCCGGAGAAGTGCTCCATACCCGGCTCACATAGCTTCAACTTCATGGGGGTTCCTCATTCTGGTGGCTCTCGCCAATAAAAAAGGGCGGTCGTTGCCGACCGCCCTATGTTAAGTCAGGACTGACTTATCATGCAACTTAAATGTTGCTGATGCCCTTCAGACGGACCAGGCTGTGGGTGGCCTTGAGGGCGGTGCCCACATACCACTTCAGACGGTAGCGGTTCGCGTCCTTGTTCTCGAGCGTGCCGAGATCCTGGAAGCTCACGCCGACGTTCTTGCCGCCCCAGATACCGTGCAGGCCGTTGACTTCGTCGAGGCGCACACCGTAGATCGAGCAGGTCGCGTCGTTCGTGCCCTGGGTCTCGTCGTCCGGCAGGAACTCGTTCTCGATGATCGCCACACCGTTGTGCGCGATGACCGTGCCGAAGTCCTTCAGGACCAGATGTTCCGGGGTCGCACCGCCGGCCGCACGCACGAGGCTGCGGTAGGCGCGGATGGTGCCCGGGCGCATCATGATCAGGTTGATGCCGGTGCGCACTTCGTCACACAGCTCGTCGAGCATGGTGAAGGTCAGCGCGCCGCCGTTGACACCCGCGGAGATTTCCTTGGTGGCCAGCTTGCGAACGCCGTCGAACTCGAGCGGGTTCACGCTGGAGTCGCCGATCGCCAGGGTGCGACGGAACTTGCGGGCCAGACCCTTGGCCTTGGCAGCCAGCTGGATCGCGACCTGATCCGACGTGTCGTCCATCGTCTCGGCGAGGAAGTTGTCGATGTCCACCTGGCCGGCGAGGATGCGCAGCTTGGTGGTGATCTCTTCGAACTTCGCGGCGCCTTCCGGCACGTCCTGGTAGACGTCGATGAACTCGGATTCGCTGATGGTCTTTTCGCGGTTGTAGACGTAAGCCTTGCCCTCGGTCTTCACGAAGGACATGAGTTCGAACAGGGCTTCCTTGTCGATGATCTCTTCGATGACGCCAGAGACCAGGTCGTTGTTGCTGAGCTTGGCAGCTTCTTCACGCAGCAAAGGCATTTGATTCGCTCCTTATGGAATCAGGGGGTTGATTACTCTTCGTTCACCAACTGACCCAGACCCGCCTTGATGCGATCGCGCCCGTGCAGCTGAGGCTGCTTCGGTGCGCCACCGGCTCCTGGATGACCACCCGAGCCGGCACCCGGCTTGATGGTCGACTTCAGGATCATCTCCTTGTCGGGATCGAGGTCGATCAACTTCTTGAGTGCGGCTTCGAAACCCAGCGGATTGGCTCGCTCGTCGACCAGCTGGGTGCGGTTTTCCGCGCCCTTGGGCTTGTCGTAAGCGATCACATCGCCGTTTTCTGCCACTTCGAAATGTGGGCCGTAGATGATCCGTGCCTTGGCCGGGCTCATGATGGTCTCGGCAGCCAGGAACTTGCTGTTGCCGAAGTGGTTGCCGATGGTCAGGTCCTTGTGCGCTTGGGCTGCGCCATTCAGCTGCGACTTGAGGGTCTCGTTCTCCGTCTGGAGCGCGGCCTTCTCGGTGTCGAACTGATTGACCAGCTGTTCGCGCAGACGCTGCCATTCGCCTGCCTCTTCGAGACGCTTGCGCTCGGCTTCCGCCGCCGCAGCATCCGCAGCTGCCTTGTCTGCCTGGAACTTCTTGAACGCCTCGACGTCCACGCCTTCGAACTTGGCGAGCTTCTCTTCCAGCTCCTTGATCTGCTTCTTGCGCGCCATCGACTCCTTGAGCAGCTTGGCTTCTGCTTCGGTGGGGGCCGAGGGGTCAGCAGGCGGCGTGGCCGGGGGCGTCGCCGGCGGGGTTACCGGGGGCG